AAATTTATCTGAGTCAAGGAAACTTCTGCTAACACGAACTTTGATAAGTTTGTCGTTATAGACGTCACTAAAATTAGAAATAATTTCCTTTGCGGTTTTTTTAGTTAAGTCAACTCTGACACTGAAAGCATGAGGATAATATCTATCGTTCTTTAGACTTTCTTCATCATAACCACCAAGTGATGTAGATAAAGCAATATTTCTACATCTTCGTGATTTTACAATCTGACTTAATTCATCAGTGGTGACATAAATGTGACCATAAGTAACAGTTTCTAACTGCTCAGGATTATCTCCATAGCCCTTTGGCTCTTGCCTCTTAGCTATAGCATCTTCGATTTTCTTCTTTAGTAATGTTTTCATAATTTCCTCCATAAAAAACATTGGCAATCATCATCAGTTATCTACCGCCACGTAGATAAGACAACGTTGGTTAAAAAATAACCAACGAGGTTTCGATTTAACTGTCTGTTGGGAAACAGACGTGATGTGACTTGAGGCAACCCATCCCGAAGTAAAGCAATCCCTTGCAAAGTGTAGTTTGTGTTGGCAAACATACACCCTTCATTTAAGAACAGGTCTAGGTCGTTTTCATGGCTATCGAAGAACTGGGGAGAACTTCTACTAGCAACAGTCTGTTTGTGTTGATACTCTACCGAGCAACAAACTGACTGAACGCAGAACACACATAAGGTTGACTGTCACAGTCATACCTATCGAGGCGGTCTGTATATCTATTATTGAGTAAGAGAGATATTGATATTTCACTCCCATACCTTGTGGTGCAAGGCTGATTTGCTTGTTGTTTTCTGTGTCGTATATTTCCTCCATGTGTTTAATATAAGGGCAACAGGAAAATAATGCAACATTTAATTCAACACTAAAATGTATATCAATATGTGAGCATAGATAAAAGAACATTCACTGGTTAAAATTTAATCATGTACATCGACTGCAGGCACACAATATGGAAAAGAAATTAACAATAAAGCAAAGGGCATTTGTAGACGAGATTATCAAGGGCAAGGTAGGTAGTTATCAGGATGCATATATCAAAGTCTATGATGTGGCTCTAACCAAGACTGGGAAAGTACCTAAGTGGGTCAGGAATGAGGCTAGTAAGTTGGTAGCCAACCCTAGCATCACAATGGCAATCCAGAGAGGTCTGGAGAAGAAGGAACAGACAGTAGTGGCATCTGCAGTCAAGACCAAGCAATACGTCATAGATAGGCTTTACAAGGAGAGTATAGAGTCTGATAGCGATGCAAGTAGAGTTAGAGCCTTGGAACTTTTGGGAAAAAGTGTGTCTCTGTTCACTGATGTAGTAGAGAACAAGGAGGCGAGGAGCAGTACAGAAATAGAGGCTGAACTAGAAGAGAGGATTGAGCAACTACTAACAAAGCATTGATTAAAAAATAACCAACTACCACCCTATAAATAAGACTCGCATTTACTGACCCCACCCCCCGCAAACGCCTGCAGGCAGACAGACATACATACATAGTGTTTTACTCATTCTAATACTAGATTTGATAGACCCCCTACCCCCTTTTTTGCAGAAAAAGACCCTAGGAATCCTAAGCCTCTAAAAATTTTATATCATTTTATGTTGACTTTTCGTGTGAAGAGACCGATTATTGTATAATCTGTAGATACTTATACCTATCTAGTAGGTACATACTGTAAGTTAGTGACCACATATAGGTAACTACGTAAATTTTTTACCGAGTATCTACAAAGTATTTGGTTACTACATATGTAGTATGTATGAATAGTAATGTTTTAAGTAAGTTACATACGCTTTCCTCTTCTGAGAAAGAAGAACTTTTATCTCTGTTACAAGAATTAGAACTATCAAAGGCTAGAGAGTCATGTGAGGATGAGTTCCTAAGCTTTGTTAAACAGATGTGGTCAGCTTTTATTCATGGTAAACACCATGAGATTATGGCTGAGGCTTTTGAAAGAGTAGCCAAAGGTGAATTAAAGAGGCTAATTATTAATATGCCTCCCAGACATACGAAGTCAGAGTTCGCATCTTACCTATTACCTGCTTGGTTTCTTGGTAAATATCCTGATAAGAAGATTATTCAGACTGCCCATACTGCAGAACTAGCGGTAGGGTTTGGTCGTAAGGTTAGGAACTTAGTTAATAGTTCTGACTTCAAAGAGATATTCCCTGCTATAAGTCTGCAAGCAGATAGTAAAGCAGCAGGAAGATGGAACACAAACAAAGGTGGTGAGTATTTTGCTATCGGTGTTGGCGGTGCAGTTACTGGTAAGGGTGCAGATTTGTTAATCATTGATGACCCTCACAGTGAACAAGAAGGTGCTAGTGCTGATATCAATGTCTTTAACAAGACCTATGAGTGGTATACCTCTGGTCCAAGACAGCGTTTACAACCCAAAGGCTCTATCGTTGTGGTAATGACAAGATGGCATGATAAGGATTTAACTGGACAGTTAGTCGATGCTAGTGTTAAACGTGGCGGTGCAGACGAATGGGAAGTTATAGAACTACCTGCAATACTACCATCAGGTAATCCATTGTGGGAAGAGTTCTGGAAGTTGGAAGAACTTGAGGCTCTACGTGCCGAACTACCGACCTCAAAGTGGATGGCTCAGTATCAGCAAGACCCCACTGCAGAGGAAGGAGCTATTATTAAAAGAGAATGGTGGCGTGAATGGGAAGGTCGAGAGCCACCAAAGTGTGAGTTTGTTATTCAATCTTGGGATACTGCTTTCTTAAAATCGCAGCGAGCCGACTACTCTGCCTGTACTACCTGGGGAGTATTCTATCGTGAGAGTGATGAAGATGGCATGATGAGACCTGAAATCATTCTGCTAGATGCTCACAAAGCTAGACTAGAGTTTCCTGAATTAAAGAAACGAGCTATGGAATGTTATAGGTCCTATAAGCCTGATGCTTTTATTATTGAGGCAAAGGCAGCAGGTACACCTTTAATATTTGAGTTAAGGCAGATGGGTATACCAGTACAGGAATACACACCAAGTAGAGGTAATGATAAGATTGCTAGAGTTAATGCAGTAGCTGATTTATTTTCTTCAGGCATTGTTTGGTGTCCTCAAACTCGTTGGGCAGAAGAAGTAGTAGAGGAGTTTGCCTCTTTCCCAAATGCCGAACACGATGACTTAGTAGATAGCAGTACACAAGCACTATTAAGATTTAGACAAGGTGGTTTTGTTCCATTACATAGTGATGAAGAAGATGAGCCACTAGAACATAATAAGACAGCGAATTATTACTAGGAGAAAATATTGGCTACAGAAAGAACACCAGTTGATGGTTTGATAGAACAAGACCCAGAAGAGGCAAAGGATGTTAGCATCACTGTAGAAAACCCTGAGTCTGTTGCGATAGAAACAGAGGATGGCGGTATGCTTATAGACTTTGACCCTGAGTCAAAAGATAATATTAATGCAGGTTTCAATAGTAACCTAGTTGATTTTATAGATGACAATGAGCTAGAGAGCTTAGGCTCAGAGCTTGTGGGTGCATACAAAATGGATAAGGACTCTCGTAAAGAATGGGAGGATACTTATACTAAAGGTTTAGACCAACTAGGATTAAAGATAGAAGAACGTACACAACCTTGGAATGGAGCTTGTGGTGTCTTTCATCCTATGTTATCTGAGGCAGTTATTAGATTTCAATCTCAAGCTATAGCTGAAATATTCCCTGCTAAAGGTCCAGTTAAAACTAAGATAGTTGGCAAGATAACTGAAGACAAAGAAAAACAATCACAAAGAGTTCAAGACTACATGAACTATTTACTCACACATGAGATGTCTGAGTATAGAACTGAAACAGAAAAACTTTTATTTTCCTTACCACTGGCAGGGTCTGCTTTCCGCAAAGTTTACTTCGACCCAAATTTAGGCAGACCTAGTGGCATCTTTGTACCATCCGAAGATGTAGTAGTTAATTATGGTGCAAGTGACTTAGAGACTTGTGAACGTGCAACTCATGTTATGCGTAAGTCTGCTAATGAAGTTAGGAAGTTACAGGTCAGTGGTTTCTATAGAGATGTAGAACTTAGCGAATCAAGTAATTCATATTCAAGCATAGAAGAAAAGTATGATGAACTAACTGGTGAGATGAGTAGTGAAGACTACGACCAGAGACATACTCTATTAGAGATGCAAGTTAATCTAGACCTCAAAGGTTTTGAGGATGTTAAGGATGGCAAGGAAACAGGAATACAGTTACCTTATGTAGTTACTTTAGATTATCCAAGCGGTAAAGTTCTAAGCATTAGAAGAAACTATTATGAAGATGATGAACAAAAGAAAAGAAGGTCACACTTCGTTCACTATCAATACTTACCAGGTTTAGGTTTCTATGGTTTTGGTTTAATACATATGATAGGTGGCTTGGCTAAATCAGCTACTAGTTTACTTAGACAGTTAGTAGATGCAGGTACATTATCAAACTTACCAGGTGGTTTAAAAGCTAGAGGTCTACGTATCAAAGGAGATGATACTCCTATTATGCCAGGAGAGTTTAGAGATGTAGATGTACCAGGTGGTGCAATTAGAGATAATATAACT